AAATGATTACCGTAACAGACAAAGCCAAAACAAAGATCAAGCACTTGCTTAAGAATAGAGGCAAGGGTGTAGGAATTCGACTAGCAGTTAAAACTACTGGTTGCAGTGGTTTGGCATATGTGTTAGAATATGTAGACGAGTATGAAGCAGAAGTTGGAGTTACAAATTTTGCTACAGATGATTTTGTAATATTAGTAGATGCAAAGTCTTTAGTATATCTAGACGGATTAACTATAGACTGGGTAAAAAATGGATTAAATGAAGGGTTTGATTTTGTTAACCCAAATGAACGTGACCGTTGTGGTTGCGGAGAAAGTTTTAGAGTATAAAAATGAGTAAACAACAATATAATTTAACAACAAAGACAGACTATCTTAATCGTAAGATGTTCTTGGATCCGGCAGGTCCTGTTACTATTCAACGATTTGAAGAAGTAAAATATAATAAAATTGTAGACTTTGAAAAGACAGCCCGTGGATTCTTTTGGGTCCCAGAAGAAGTTAGTCTAACCAAAGATGCAAATGATTTTAAGGAAGCATCAGATGCGGTTAAACATATCTTCACTAGTAACCTGCTTAGGCAAACTGCTCTTGACAGTCTGCAAGGTCGCGGCCCAAGTCAAATCTTTACTCCGGTCGTAAGCCTTCCAGAATTAGAAGCATTGGTCTATAACTGGAGTTTCTTTGAAACTAATATTCATTCACGCAGTTACAGTCACATTATCCGTAACATCTATAACGTGCCTAAGGAAGTATTCAACACTATCCATGACACCAAAGAAATTGTAGATATGGCCAGTAGTATTGGCAAGTATTATGATGACTTGCATAAGTTTAACTGCATTAAAGAGATTGATAGTGATCCTAACAACTCTCCCGAAGAAGGACATATCAAAGCAATCTATCTAGCCTTACACGCAAGTTACGCATTAGAAGCTTTCCGCTTTATGACATCATTTGCTACAAGTCTAGCAATGGTTGAGAACAAGATCTTTATCGGTAATGGCAACATTATTAGCCTAATTCTACAAGACGAATTGCTACACAAAGGATGGACTGCTTATATTATTAATCAGGTAGTCAAAGAAGATCCACGATTTGCCAAGGCAGCACAAGAGTGTCAAGATGAAGTAATTCAAATTTACAAAGATGTTATTGCAGAAGAAAAAGCCTGGGCCGACTATCTGTTTAAACTAGGCCCAGTGATTGGTCTTAATGCTAATATTCTAAAAGAGTTTGTTGACTTCACAGCTCACGGTTCTCTAAAGGATATTGGTATTAAGTATTGGAATCCACATCCAAAGACTACTCCTATTCCTTGGTTTAACAAGCACACTGATACTAGTAAGAAACAGAGTGCATTACAAGAAACAGAATCTACAAGTTATGTTATTGGTGTTATGTCAGATAATCTCGACTACGACGCTCTACCAGCTATATAATAAACTATGTATAAAGCTCAATTCAAAAGAAAATCACCTTACGAGTCTTGGACAACTATAGGAACCTATGGCAGCGAACAAGCTGCTATAAGTGCTGCCCTTCAATATAAAAATAAAGGTATGCTCCTAGTTAGAGTCACAGACAAGACGGGTGCTGTAATATACTCAAATTAAAGGAAACAAGAAATGAAAGCGATTGTATGGAGTAAGTATCATTGCCCCTATTGCGATCAGGCCAAAGCATTGCTCACACAAAAGGGAATTGCATTTGAAGAACGCAAAATTGGAGACGGGTATTCAAAAGAGGATTTATTAGAAGCTGTGCCTACCGCACGTACAGTTCCACAGATCTTTTTAGACGAAGAATTAGTAGGCGGATTTACTGAATTAAAAGCGAGGTTAGCAAATGTTAATTGAAAAAGGTGTAGCAGAAGGTGATGTTGTAACACTTAAACTTACAAGTGGTGAGGAAATACTTGGAAAGTTAGTTGAGGACGGTGCTCTTTATATTAAATTAAATAGACCTATGGTCCTTACAGCAGGGCAACAAGGTCTTGGAATGGCTCCATATTTGTTTACTGCCAATCCAGATAGAGATGTACGCATTTTTAAAAATACAGTTGTTGTATTTGAGCCAACTCTTAAAGAGTTTTCTGACAGTTATATTCAAGGAACTACAGGTATTAAATTGGCTTAAATAGTAGTATGGCGAATTCTACAGTTAATCCGAGTCCAGCAGCAGGCAATAGTCCTAGCGGTCCTTATAGTCCTACTGCTCATACCCATCCGTATACCGCAATTACAGGGCTACGGTTTGACGGTAATGGTCGTGTTGAACCTACATACGATTCTAGCAATGTGTTTGCTAACGGTGTACCAATTGCATTGTATAATGCAAACGCAACTGACGGCAGCTTTTCCGCTCCAGCGGTTCCTAAGGTAACTGTAGTTGCCGCTGTGCAAAACGTAGAAGGCGACGAAGATAACACATCTGGTAAAAAGGAAGCTGATAGGTTCCTAGCAGAAGGTCGTATTACCAAAGACGACTACGCTAAAATAACAACAACTCCAACACCAAAGGGAGAAGGAGTTAAACCTGGTGCACCAAAGGCTGGAAAACCATCTGCGGAAGTAACAGGTGATATTAGTTATTCAACAGTATTAACTCCGGGAGGAACTACTCTTGGAGCAATGATTAAAAATGTTACTTTTCCAAGAACTATTCAACAACTAGCGGACAACGTTAAAGGATTACCTCCTCAGAGTATAGTTAACAATCTTGCTGCTCTTGCGTTGAATGTTGTAGAACCAATCAAAGCACATTATAAAAATGCGTTCTTAACCAACAGCTATAGACACGGTTCGAATCAAGCACAACACGGTACTGGCCAGGCCTGCGATATACAGTTTAGAGGTGTGCCTGCTCATGATTATTTTGATATTGCTGTGTGGATTAGTAAAAACATTCCTTACGATCAGTTATTATTAGAATACCTACCAGGAAAGACTGTGTGGATACACATCAGTTATGCCATACCAGGTTTACCTTATGGTGGACAAACTGTTCGAGGAACTAAACCAATTAACGCTCTTGCAACATTAAACGGAGCGGCTGGAGGAAAATTTACTCCAAACTTACATCAGGACATTCTTGTCTCTGCATTACCTAACAAAGTAGTAGCTGCTTAATATGAAAAAATTTCTTTGGACAACTCTAGGCTTCTTGTCTCTTGGCATGGCCTACATTGGAGTAATAACTCCTGGCATTCCGTATTCACCGTTTGTGGTGTTTGCTGCTTACTGTTTCAGTAAAGGCAGTGAACGTATGCATCGATGGATATATAATCACAAGATCTTTGGACCATTCTTAACTAACTGGGGACAGAAACGTGTGTTCCCTACAAAGATGAAATTCTTTATGTTAGGTATGATGAGTCTAAGTTTAATTTTAATGTTTACAGGCGGAGTAAAACCAATTGGTATTATTAGTACTGCAATATTTATGGCCCTTGTTGCCGTTTGGGCTTGGCGTTTTCCTGGGAGTGTTGAAGAACACCAAAGAAGAGTTGATAACAATGAAAGGATAGGATGGCTAAAATAACCTTAGACGAATTAATTGATATTGCCTTTGCTCACGAAGAAGGCGACCCATTTGATTGGGGTGCATTCAAACAAGGCAAAACAGAAGCAATGCGTATGATTGGTGCAAGTATCCTTGAACAATTTGATAAAGAAGATATCACTGACGCTGATCGATTAATCCTATTAGCAACTATTACTAAATTAGTAACAGAGAATATGATCTTACATACAAAGATTATAGGAATGACAAAGAATGAAGTGTGAACAAGGTGACATTGCCAAAATCATTATGAGCCTACGTCCTCAGAACATAGGCAAAACTGTTTTGGTAGAAAATTATATTGGACACTTTAAACAAGGTGAAGAATTTGATTTTCGCGGCATTGTATGTAAGGCACAAATTACGGATCATTATTGGTGGATTAGTACCGACCACGGACTCCAAAATATGCTAGGCGATACGCCCAAAGCATACATCCCGGACACTTGGCTTGACCCATTACGTCCAAATAAACTTAGCCAAAAAGAAGAAGAAACTGTTGACCTAACTGCTTAATGGCAGCATAATAAACGTATGCGCTAGTAGCTTAGTGGCAGAGCCGGAGCTTCTAAACCTCTTGTGTCGTGGGTTCGATTCCCACCTAGCGCACCAAAGGATTTATATGCAGTTTAAAACCAAAGAAGAAGCAGAAGCATTTATCCGTAAGATTATGGGTCCACCAAAACGTAGACTAGAAGGTGCTGAACACGATCGAGTTTGGTTAATGCTGCAAATGACAGAACCAGTTAGAGAGACTAATAATCAACATAGCTGGTGTGCAGAATACAACATTGGCGGAATAATGTACGATGTGCATTATTTCCCAGAAGAAGATCCATTTATAGAACAGTATCTATAAATAGATGCGTGGGAAGGTCCCACAACCAACACTCTTTAAATGTTAGGTACTTAGAGTGTGTACCGTAAAAGGAGAAATCATGATGTACGAAAGTAAAATGGCCGCCGCCATTAAAGTAAAAGGCAAAGTCCTAAGAGAATTCAAGGACACCGTTTATGTTCCGTTCGGATCAGAATATTCAATACTACTTAAGAATCTACATACGACCCGTGCTGTCGTTAACGTATATATTGACGGTGACGATATGGTTCCTGGTGGGATTGTTATTAACGCTGGACAAGAAGTCGATCTCGAGCGATCAGTCAAAAACGGCAATCTCACAGAAGGCAACAAGTTCAAGTTCATCGAAAGAACAGGCTCAGTGGAGCAACACCGAGGTGCCAAACTTGAAGACGGATTGGTAAGAATCGAATTCCAATACGAACAGCCTGTTCGTCCAATTACCTGGACAACTAATACTGCCTATTACGGCGATAATAAAATCTACCCACAAGGCGGAATTCTGCGTGGATCTACAGCA